ACACACTTGGACGGTGACTTGATCGGGAAGCTGAACACAGTGGTTGTGTCCTTCTTCATGACATCAGGTTCATGCGGGATACCTTGATCGATCATGAACTTGGTGATCGGATCCTTGTTATCAGCGCGCACTGTGCGGATGTAGTACTGGCTATGCCGAGCGTGGATACCACTGGCACTATCACAGAGCTGAGACACGGTGCCTGATGGTTTGATACACGTCACTGCGGTTGACTGCTCAATGCCTAGATAGTCAGCGACATTGCGGTTGGTCTGTACGGCAGCAAAGCGTAAGTCATCTAATAACTCAGGAAGATTGATGTCCGTCTTACCATTTAGCAGATCGTTGTCCATGATGCCGGTGAGTGATACACCCAGCAGCCGCTCTTCTTCCGTGTTCTTAGTCCAGATTGATCTGAGGTACTTGAACTTGGTTAAGGTTGACTGCCATGTGCCGAGCTTAGCTGCGAGCTGTACTTTCTTCTCGAGTGAGAACACGTCATCAGATCCCCGCACGACAACCTCAGTCAGGTTGCAGAACTGGTAAGGTCTCAGGATGATCTCACTGCAAGGGTTAGTGCCAAACTCATAATCATTATCACGGCGTCCATTCTCAGATGCTTTTAGCTTAGCAGCTTCACGGTTGAACATACCACGCTCACCGCTCTTGCTTTCAACTAGGGCAAGCCACTCACGCATGAATGTCTCCATGTCGGGCTTGTGCTTGTAGGTTGCGCTGTTGTTTGCTAGTGCGCGTTGTGCGTTATCATTCCACCATTGACCAGCTTTGGCGTGACGCATCTGATCGTCATTGAGATTGGATAGGCTGATCAGCGCGCTGCGGCGAACACCACCAACGACCACTACCTCACCTATCTTACATGCGATGTCATGGCACTCGATTGGATACAGCCGGCGACCTTTTGCTCTTTTGAAGATATCAACGACAAAATGGAACAGCTCATCGAGAGGCTTGGCACCTGATGCACGACCACCAAAGATCTTCAAACGCTCACCAGCAGGCCGTAGCTGGCTTAGATCCCATGATGGTATTGTACCGGCATAGAGCATGCCAATGAGCTCTTTGAGGCCTTGAGCCCATCCTTCTTTGCTATCCTGTACCATAATGACTGTCGTGCTATCTGACATGTTGCTCGAGATCTCAGGCAGCTTATCGACATTGTTACGCTCGCAGCTAAAGCCGACACCGGTGCCACACATCAGGATGTAAAGCATCTCATCGAATGCGCGTGGGTGATCGAGTGGTAGGTAGCTGCAGTTGTAGCCGGCCACATGGTTTCGATCGAGCGCCTTGCCTGCGGTCATGATGCAGCGCATGGATGGCATGATGTCCTGATTAAGTACAGCATCCTCGAGCTCACTGCGCTCGACATCGCTCACGATGTAGCCATGCTTATCATTGAGCCAACCAACCATGTAGTCAAAGTACCGAGCTACAGTCTCAGGCCACTCCTCGCGGCGCTGCTCATCATCCAGCCAGCGCGCATAGCGTGACTTATGGATGAAAGCCTGATAGTCGGATGCAAAATAGTTACTCATCGATAGTCTCCCGAGCCGGCCAGTTTACCGCGCAGTTGTCTTGATTGCAGTTTGGTTAAGTTGTGAGCAGCGATCTCAGTAAGCGTCAGGCCAAGATCATGGGCGAGCGCTGCGATATACCAGAGGCAATCACCGAGCTCGGCTTTGAGGTCATCCACGAGCTCTTCTGGATCGAGGTCGTCACGGTAGATCTTTTTGATCTTGTTACAGACCTCACCAGCCTCACCAGCCAGCCCGAGAGCTGGGTACATGATGTCGCAATTAGATCCGTAAACAGCAGTACGAACTGCCGCTTGTTGATAGTTATTGAGATCCATAATGTTGCTCCACTTTTAAGTTTTCGATGCGGATGTCGGCATACTCTTTGATCTTCTCGAGATCAGTGATCTCAGATTGAATAGCGTCCATGTCTGGGTACGATTTGAACCCAGCGCGCATTGCATATTTAATGATGTTGCCACGCCAAAACTCGAGCCCATTAGCCATGATGAAGGTCTTGGGCTGTATCGCGTATCTGGTGTAGTGTGATGGTTCTTTGATGATGTCATTGGTAGCAGCGGCGGCTGCTTTCATGTATTCCTCATGCCGCATGGCTAGGCTCCCAAAGTATAGGTTTATGGTTGTCATGATCCCAATCAGACCATCGCAGAATGCGAGCCATGCGAGCCTGCATGATTGCGTCATCTCTGGTCAGCCCATTCTTGATGTATGTACGCTCGACTAGCGACCAATCGGGTCTAGTACCGAGGATTGTTTCAGCTCGCTTTGCACCGATAGTTGGGCAGCCGGCATAGCCATCGGTCGGGTCACCGGTGAGGGTCTGAGTGTAGAACCACTTGTCAGCGTCAGCTTCACTGACAGTCAAACGCTCATCAGCCATTGGCCTGTAAAGTTGGCATGGGATCGTCTTGAGATCTTTATCATCGGATACCACAATGCACTTACCGACATTGGCTGGCTGAGTAGCTAAGATGCCGAGGCAGTCATCAGCCTCGAGCCCATCTTTGACCATGAACGGATAGGTCTCTTTTGCCCAATTGACGAAAGCAACATAACCTAATGGCTTGCGGGTTTTCTTACGCGCCGACTTATAGTCAGGGTTGATGTCGCGCCTAAAGTTTGAAGGGCTGCTGAAGCATAGGATGTAATCATCATAGCCTAGCTTATCAGTGAACTTTACAAGCTCACCCTCGAAGGCCTGCTTTGCCACTTTTAGATCCGTAGACAGTGACCAGATATCATCACCCCAGTCGGTCTCTTCTTCAGTTGCAGCTAGGCAGCGGAATGCATAGATGTCAGCGTCAATCAGTAATTTCATGTGCTATCTCCTTGAGCCATTCCATGCCACCCTCAGTACATAGCCAGACTGATCCCCAAGTCTCATCATCGAGGCGGGTTGTGATCAGTCCGAGATCCTGAGCTGCTGGTAGTTGTACGGCGTTCTCTCTGGCGAACTTGCCTTTGGCGCTAAATGGTCTCCGGCAGGCTTTGTCCACAATTAAAAAGAGCCGCACAAAGGCGGCCGCGTCATCCTCATCGAGGTCAATGTCAGTGTGTATCAGCCCAGCTTCGGCCGATGCTGTACTCAGCTTCGATCGGTACTTTTTCAAAGCCCCATCTTCTTCCAGCTTCTTGCGCGCTTCTTCGAACGATATCACCGACATGTTCTGCGTCCTTCTCTCTCACTTGGATTTGCAGTTCGTCATGCACCCATGCCATGATGTTTGCATCGATCCCCTGCTCTTTGATTGCATTGTTTGTATTGATCAGCCACTGGCCGGCGATAGTCGCACCGGCTCCCTGCAGCAGGCTGTTTAATGCCTTATGCTGGCTTCTTATCTTGATGTGTCGGTGGTCTAGCCCTACGAGATAGCCACGCTCGGCAGCAGCCTCTACAGCCGCCCTAAGACGCCTAATGGCAGGCATATTGGTATTGAAGCGATTGAGCAGCTCGCGGCCTTCTTTGATACCACCACCGACAACCTCACCAATCTTTGCGGCACCAGCCCCATACATGTAGGCATAGAAAAACCGCTTGCTCTGGTCTCTACTTGAAAGCCCTGCAGCCTTTTGGTTCGCCGTATGGATGTCGCCATCGAGTAGTTCTTTGGTGAACTCAGCGTCATTAAGATAGAAGGCCAGACAGCGCGCCTCGATACCTGACAGATCGGCACCCAATAGCATATAGCCATCGGCCACAGTGAACAGCTCGCGGCACTCTTTTCCATAAGGCAGACGCGATGCAGGCACCTGAGCTAAGTTGCAGTTACGATGAGCAGCGCGGTGTGTAACAGTACCTTGTGAGATAATGTTGTGGCGTAGCTTGCCCCGATTCTGCAGCTTCAGCCAAGCCTGACGCCCCTCACCCAGTTGGGATATGCGCTTCTGAACCATGAAGAACTCAGCGAGCTTTTGCGCTTCTGGGTATCGTAGTCCGCCAAGCACAGTTTCATCGATCTGTGCGTGACCCTGCGCCGTCAGCAGCTTGGGTTTCCAGTTGTATTTACGCCGCAAACAGAACTCGATGTGCCGGCGGCTATTGGGGTTGAACTGTACAGTCTTGACCTTAGTGAATACCTCACCTTCGACGTAGCCTAACGTCTTGTTGTTACGCTTCGGTATGAACTCCTCGTGGATCTCCCAAGGATCAAACAGATCGTGCAGCTCTCGTTCAATATCTGCTCGGCGCTGCGCCAATGTTCCGTACAGCTCAGTGGCCTTCTTAACATCGAATGTCCAGCCAAACTTACCGACCTCATCGCATACGATTGCTAGTTCATGAGCAAAGTCTACGGCGGTCTGGTCTGGCTTCATGTCCATAAAGTTGCGAAAGAGAGCTGCAGTGACTGCAGTGTCTTGGATGCAGTACTCCAGCATCTCTTCGCTGTAGGTTTCCCAGCCTCCAGTGTAGTCACCTTTGTGTGAGCCCATGCGTAAGCCCCACGCTTGAAGCGAGTGAGAACCGTAGAGGCGCTTAGGGAGAGCAACACCTTTACCGTCCCAATCAGCTTCAAAGTCATCGTTGCTCATGTCGGCGCACAGTAACCTAGAGAGCACTAAGGTGTCTGTGATCATTAACATTTGAGGTAACTTAAATGACTTGTAGACTTTCTGAAGGCTGGGAATATCGTAGCCAATAATATTATGGCCAATGATTTGATCAGCAGCAGCGAGTAGGTCGAGACCTTCTTGCATGTTCTCTGTAGTAAACCAACGCACCTTGTTGGTGATCATACACCGGACGACAAGGCAATGGATTACATCAGGGTCGAGACCGTTAGTCTCAATGTCAAAGGTCACGATAGACCATTCTCTAAGCCGCTGCTGCATAAGTTTCTCCTGTTATTTTAAGAACCCGAGCACCCACTGCTCAGCCACACTGATTGCGTGAGCTTTGGACACTTTTGGATATAAATGAGTTTTGATGATTGCCGTGTCATTGATCATGACCACACTGAGGCTGCCATCAGGCTCTTCGAACACATGAGCCTTACGGCCAGAGTGTTCACCGCTACCAATAATCGTGTGGTCACGTTTACCAGCAGTGTCATAGTAACTGTAATTAAGCATGATCCCACTTGCCCCTGTCTCCAGCTCTACGCCACCTAAGACCTCGAGCCATCAAAAGCGCGTTATTACGCTGCTGCTGACGAACCATTGCTTCCAAGCTGAACTTATAGTTGTTCTTGTTGTTATAATCGCGACCGTCTGGAACTTTGAGAGCCTCACGGATCTCATCGAATGTTGGAACTTGCATAACCATGCTCCCTTATTTTGTGATTAAAACGTATCGGCGGCATCCGTTAGGCGGCCACTATCACGCGAGTATTTGACCGCACCGGCTACTCCGCACTCGCCGGTGAACCTGTTTTTCGCAACATGTAGATACCGAAGGTCACCATTCGGGTCATCGGGGCTGACCTGTAGGCCAATCACAATATCACTAAGCTGAACCGGAGAATGAGATCCACGGATGTCACGCAGCCTAACCTTCTCGCCATCTTCATGCCCTTTTGATCCCTCTGGGCGGCGTAAGTGGCTGACCATGATCAGGCCAATGTTAAGCTCGCTCACGAGTGTTCTAAGAGCCGTACAGGCTAGGTCTATGGCACGGCGCTCATCAGCTACTGCCAGACCTGAGATCATGACTGATATGTGATCGAGAATGACGAACTGCACATCGAGCGCTTTGACCATGTAACGGATACGCTGGATGATTGTATCGACCTCAGATGACCCAAAGTGATCGTACAGGTATATCTGCCGGTCATCGCTTGGAAACATGTCATCAAAAGCATTGTAGATGTCAGCAGCGTCCACACCATCACGGTCAACCGCAATGTTCTTATTCATGTGAATGCCAACCAAAGACAAAACCGTCTTCTTGTTGCTTTCCTCGAGGCAGATCATGCCTACCCGCATACCGTCCATGTGCAGTTTGTAGGCAATCTCACGAGCCATTGTAGACTTGCCGATGCCAGACCCTGCCGCTAGAAGAACCATCTCACCCAACCGGATGCCGAGAGTTATCTCGTTCAATCTCTTGTATGGATAAGCAATGGCAGAGGCCGCTTCCACCACCCCTAGAGACTGCCTGACATCGGCTGCGGCCACGATGCCGTCAGGGCGATAGGTTTTCGCCTCAAACACCGCACTTATGATGTCTTTATGCTTTCCTTCTAAAAGACAAGCGTTAGCGTCTTTGTATGGTAAATGAACGATTTTGGATGATCCAACCGGCAGCAGCTCAGCTACAGCCTGTGCAGCCTTGCGACCCTCTTCGTCCATATCGAAACATAGATAGACCTCTTTGAAGCCCATCACATAATCCCAATTGTCTTTGATAGCCCTTACAGCGCCCTGAGCGCCGTTTGGTAGGCTACAGACCGGCATACTGTGCATGACTTGACCGACTGAAAGACAATCGATCTCGCCCTCTGTTAGTACCAGTTTGTCACCGCCAGCGTATTTATGTGATCCGAACAGCGGCAGCTTTTTCTTGTCACCAATAAGCACAAAGCCTTTGTCCTTGGTGCGGATCTTCTGGGCTATTGGTGTACCCTTGTGATCGTAGTAAGTCGCAATTTGGACTGGTTCACCTTTATACTTACCAACAAGGTACCCATACTTTTTACAGGTCTCTTGAGTTAGTCCTCGAGCGGGGATTGCTTCACACGAGCCCTTGAGTAGATCCGTCGGCTGGATAGAACCCGCCTGCGAAACTGCCTCTGAGCGAGTGACTGAGCCGGTAGGTTGACCGGCTTCTTCAAAGGTTTCGTGAAACCCGCACGAGAAACAATGCGCCGCATAGCCTCTCTCCCCATTGTCATATGTTGCTTTGGCATCGGAGCTACCACATGCCTCACACGGCTCATGACCTATGAAGCGTCCAGCGTCATTCTCCTGACCCCATTGTACTGCTGTTGCTGATTGCATCTTTACTCTCCCTGATCCAATCGTCTGGAATAGATTTGTGCGCCCAAGGAATGCCATGTTTGTCGCAGAACGCCGCGTAGGTAGTCGGCGAGCCTTTGTATAACTTGGCATTCGCATTGGAGAACACGAGCCGGAGATCAATGCCGCATTGGTCAATTACAAGCAGACATTTCTGTCTATCTTGAACTGTCCAAAGTCCTTTAGTTTCGACATAAAAAAAGCCGCCTCGCTTGGGCAGCTTGAAATCCGGTGTATAAGTAGAAAGCCTTGATGGCCATCGGTAGGCATACCGCTCGGTCTCATAAAGTACCTCGAGACCGCACTCCTTTAGTTGTTTCGAGGTTTTATCCTCGAGGCCAGAGCGGTAACCATTCTTGATAGCTCTGGATCTGACGGAAGAACTAGAAGTTGGCCGCGAAGCCACCTTCGTTTTCCGCATCGTCCGTTTCGAAGCCATCGTCATCCCCTGCTACAAATCCACCAGCAATAGCAGCGAAGCCACCATCGTCGCCACCCTCTTGACGCTCGGCCAAGTCGATGATCTGGATCTTACTGAGCTGCAAATTGACGCCCATGTTGCCTGATTGATTGTAGGCGCTCATAGTGCCGCCAATCTTGATAGTTGAGCCACCCCAGATCTCAGGCAGCCGGCTGGGTGGAATTACCTGACCAGAGCTGTCATAGACTTTAGGCTGATACTTAGACTTGGCGTTGATAATAAACTCGCCGGTGTCATCATCAATCTTCCAAGGCATACGAGCGGCAGACGCTTTCTTGCCAAACTCTTCCTTCGCAAGCTCGAGTGCCTTTTCCTTAATATCCTTACATTGATCCGCTGGAACTCTGATGCCTGTTTTGTAAACACCTTCGTCT